GCTGGCCCACCATCGTGTAAAACATAGGCTGGCCGGACGGAATGTAGATTTGGCTGTCTTCAGCAAGCTGCTCGGCAGTGATAAACTTGAGCGGCGTGATGGGATTGGTGTTCAACTGGAACCGAATGTTCTCCAGCCAATCCGAAGGCACAGCGAAATACGGCGTATCCAGAGTTGCGTCTGCCCGTGTCACCATCTTGCGGTGACGGATTTGGCGGTTCATCTGCGCTTCAGCGAGCGAAATGAAGTTAGGGATAACAGAAGTAAGGTCAGAGCGATTGAGCCAATCTGCTACTGCCGTTTTCAACTCTGAATACGTTGTAATTGCCATTAGATAGTTCCCGGCCTTGTGCGGAACGCCCGGTTGTCAGGGTCATTCAGCCATTTAGCGAGCGCCTTCTGGTCCTGTAGGATGCCTTTGCGCTCAAGCTCATAATATACTGAAAGCGGAATAGAGCCAACCTTAGACCACTCCCCCCAACGCTCCGGTGCAGCGTTAAATTCGGCCTTGTTGGCTTCAATGATGCCGGACACATCCTGTGTCTTCTGGATGATAGCCTCATCCTTGTCAGCGTCATAGTGAAATGAAGTGACGATGCCCGTTGTTGCGCTATCGTCGTTCAGAATACGTTTAGTCATCTTCCCTCCAAAGAGTTAGGGGAGAGGCCGAAACCCCTCCCCTTCCCCAATTAGGCCGTGGTAAGGTCGGCCACAATGCCATGAGCGGCTTGGTTCGAAACCTTCAGACCATACTCAACGAGCATCAGGCGCTTCTCAGCGTCACCCGTCTTAGCCAGCTCAGTCTGCTGGATCGGACGCAGGATGGCAAGCGAAGCATACTCAGGATCGACAACAAATGCGTCACGAGCGCGCTGGAAGCGGTTCGGAACAATGTTGATTGTGCCGAAGTCAGACACATAAACGTCTGCCGCGCCAATGATCTGAGCCTGCTGGCCAGCCGGAACGTCACGGAACTTCGTGGCGATACCGGAGAATGCCGAAGCAGCCTGCTTGTTGAATGCACCAACCATGAGCATCTTCGGAGTGCCGCCAGAAGTCCAGACTTCAGCAACAACTTCCTTCAGAAGCGTTTCGGTGAAGGCACGCTGAGTGCCGTCCGTGCGAGCAGCAGTCGGGGTCGAGCCAACAGTCGGGTCAGCACCGCCCGTGCCGAACGAGGTGTTCGAGGTCAACCAAGCAGGCAGACCAGCCGTGCGACGAGCAGTCGTGGTGTTACCAGCAACAGCAGCTTGGTTAGCGAGCAGTGCGCTTTCCATGTCACGCTTCAGTTCAGCGCCCATCTTGGCGAGCTGATAGGTCAGTTCCGAGCGACGGCCAGCCTTATCAACGGCTTCGAGCGTGCCGGAGATGATGACGTTCTTCGTGCTGATCTGCGTGTAGTTGCCAACGCGAGCGGTCGGCGTAACAGCTTGGAACGAAGAGATGTCATCACCTTCGAGTGCGGCGTTCGAGGCCGAAGCAGCCGACAGAGCGTCCGTCTGCCATTCGAAGTAGGTGTTCTTAACGTTCTCGCGTGCGATGTTCGCAATGAACGGAGTTTCTTCCGGCGAGATGTTGTAAATGACGTTCGACAGGTCTTCACGGATACCAATCGCTGAGTAGCGAGTGAAAGTATTTGCGACAATAGCCATTATATTAGTCCTTACTAAATGAGTTTATCCAAAAGAGCGGCTGCATCTGAGACACGGCCACTACGCACAAGGCGCTGAGAAGCCCTCTTTACATCGGTTGAACGGCTATCGACCTGAGTGCCACTTGAACCGGGACGGATTACCTTGGCCTTTTGCTTCGGCTTGTTAGTAGCCTGAGCGACCTTGGTGCGGCCCTTGTCATACAGCATGGCTTTGCGAATAAGAGCAACGTGGCTGGCTTGGCGCAGACTTTCAATTTCCTGCTCTGTCAAACCTTGGCTGACAGCCCAATCACGAATTTCTTTTGCTTCCCGTGCCATAACCTCCTGATCCTTCCACTCTGGGATAACATCAGGTAGCTTTGCGCGTTCGGCTTCTACAAATGCCTGCACTTGGCGAACTTGGTCTGCGGCTGCTTCCTGTGCGAGGCGTTGCTGTTCAGCCTGAATGGCCTGCAAGCGATACGTTTGCTCTTCACGGGATTTACGCCACTGCCGTTCTAACCGCGCTGCCTCAATGGGGTCTTCGTTATAAAGAGTATCCCAATCAGGCTCCGCACTGGCCTGTTGCACTAACTGCTGCTGGAGCAACGGCAACAACTCAGCGTATTGAGCGCGTTCTTGACGGATGGTTTCGGCTTCTGACTGAAATGCTTTACGCTCTTCAGCTAGGGCCTGAGCCTTCCGCGTATAATCTGAAGTCCGACTATAGCCATTCCGAAGCTCTGCTAGGGTGACTTCCACTTCTTCACCATCAACTTTAACTTTGACAGTGACATCATCAGGAAGTTCCTGCGAGGTAGCTTCTTCCTCGCCATCTTCTTCGTCCAGTTCGGCTTCGTCGTCGTATTCAGTTTCTGCGTCATCCTCATCAGAGGCTTCTACTTCTTCCTCATACTCCGCTTCTGCCTCGCCCATTTCTGGGTCTAGCGCCTCAGCTTCGCCTTGGTTATCCTCTTCAGGGCCGAGCAGTTTGCTGATGGCTAAGGTTGCTTCGTGGAGGCCGATCCCGGTATCGGGGTTGCCGACTTGTTCCGTCATATATCACCTTTTTCAATAAATGTTAATTCCTTGAGGCAAGCACTCCTGCGTCAAGGGTTGCCTGTAGGCGGGCTTTCAAACGCTCAAGTCCTTTAAGCGTGTGAAACAGGTCTGAGCGGGCTTTATCATCGCCCACAGCGGAAGTGCGCCACTCAGTGTAAATGTCATGCTCCACTTGTGCGAAAGCCTCCAGAAGAACCTCGTCTTCCAGAAGCCGTTTCGCGTGGTAGCCCTGATCTATAATCTTCTGCTTATCCATCAGATTAACGTAGGTGATGTATATTTATTGTAAATGCCACGAGCGTAATCAACGAGGGATTGAGCATTACTAAACGGCTGCGTCTCAATTGCTGAAAACAACTCGCGCTCTGCCGCTGCCTTGCGGTCACCAGTGATACCTTCACTCATTAGACCGCGCTGGAAGCCCTGATATGTTTCAGCCCAACCGGGGATATTCGCCGTGTTCTGCGCGAAATACGGCTGATTAACGGCCACAGTAGGGTTGTTTTTGAACGATGAGACGTTTGTAGCGCCGTTGCCCGGAAGCACTTTTGTCTGACCAGTTGCTTGGTCTTTATACTGCATCTGCCAGCCAACGTTATCACCACCCCACTGCCAAGTGGTTCCATCTACGACTTGCGTGTCACCAATCTGTTGGCCTGAAACAACTCCAGTAAAGCCAGCAGGGCGTTCTTGCTTCGCGCCGCCACCAGCAGAGGCCCCACCAGCGCCTCCGCCACCTCCAGCACCTCCGCCACCGCCACCGCCACCGCCAGACGTAACTGTAGTTCCGCCAATCAACGGAGTATATGTCGGCGTTCCTGTAGTTTGAGTTGTTGCAGCAGGCGTATAGCCCATCATCGAACCAGAAGCGACTAGCTTGTTATATTCAGGGCGGAAGAACGTAGCCTCTCCACCAAAGCCATACTGCTCGTAGTTCTGGATGTTCGGGTTCACACGGAAGTCAGCACCGCCAATTGTAGAGCCAGCGCCAAACGGAGAGGCGTAAGGCGTTCCAGTTCCAGTGCCGCCTGCGCCACCGCCGCCAAACAGGCTGCCGACAGCGGAAGCACCAAGCGTCCCAAGTGTCGCGAGTTGCGTTGCGGTCAACCCAGTTCCGAAAACGCCTCCAGCACCAGCGCCTGTAGCACCAGCAACAAATGGTCCAGCACCCATGCCACTATATCCAGCAGCCGCCAAATCACTTGCAGCGCCAGTTTGAGCATTAGTGTATGCCGTATCTACCGCATTTTGCACATTTTGCGAGATTGCAGCGTCCGTTGCGCCACCAGCTCCACCACCAGTTGCAGCAGCAGCACCTCCAGCGGCAGCCGCAGCTCCAGCAGCAGGGAGAAGTGACGTTGAACCGCCAGTCCCGGTTGCGACAATAGCCCCGGTTTGGTCAACAACGTTGCCAAATTGATCCATGCTTAGATTTGATGTCGCACCAGTTGCCCCACCAGTAGCACCCAAGCTCGCGCCTACGCCACCAAGCGAGGCCAATGCCGCCAATTGAGATGCAGTTAGCCCAGCACCAGTAGCGCCAGTGACTGTAATTGCAGGCAGCGCCTCAATGCCGCTTGCCAGAAGACCACCGCCAGCGGCAGCGCCAAGACCTGCGGCAGTGCCAAGCCCAGCACCCGCCAGTGCAGCGTTTGCGCCAGCTTGAATGGCAGCAAGGTTAGCGGGAAGAGATGATAGACCAGCCCCAGCAAGAGAGCCTGTTGTCCCGATACCAGCGCCAGAAGCACCTGTAGCACCCAATCCACCAAGGCCACCCGGCTGAAGCAGCCCAGCGCCAGTAGCCGCAACCATGCCAGCCAGAGCCAGTTTAGTGATTGTGTTCATCACCTTGTCAGGGCTGTCGGTAAACATATCCGTATACCCGCCACCGATTGACTGCGGATTAGAACGCTGAACAGTCAGATTTGCGCCAGTTCCAAGCTGCTGAGACATTGCATTGGATTGCTGAACAAGAGACGAAAGCTCTTCCGGCGTTGCAGCCGTGCCAATAATTTCACCAGTCTCGTTGTTTTTAAGGCGATAAGTCGCACCCGGCGTAGCCATAAACTGCATACGCTCTTCTGCGTTATTTGGCTCGCCCTTGTTTTCGCTACCAAGTAGTTGGAATACGGGGGCAATTGGGTTTTCGATACCCAAGTTAGCCAGAATACCAGATGTCATGCCGGGAATAATATCCATCCCGCCATACTGAGTGGTGTAATCGTAAGCACCCGGCACTTCGTATTTCGGTGCGTTAGCAATAAACTGCTGCTGCGCCTGATAGTCTGCCTGATATTTCGAAAGGTCGAAGTTCGCAGCCATGCGAGCATCTTCCGGCGACATACCAGCCGCAATGTATTGCTGATAAAGGGCATCAGTTGCGGATGTCGCCATTACATCATTCCTTCAGGGGCTTGAGGAGCCATCTGCTCCTGCATCAACTGGTCAACTACGGCTTGCTCTTGGGCTGCTGCGGCCTGTTGCTGGGCTGCAATCATAGCCTTGTTCACTTCAGCCTGTTGGCGGAGCAATTCGCGGTCACGCTGCATCAGGGCTTCGATGTTAGCCGTGTTTACAGCCGTGCCATACTTAGCTTCAATCTCTGCCGACTTGAGCATGACTTCTGCGTCGAGCTTGTCGCGCTCGCGGTCATCCTTCAGCAGCATCTCTTCACGTTGCAACTCAAGTTCTGCGGCCTTCTTCTGGATGTCAGCTTGAATGCTCTGCGCCTGAACCTGTGCCAAGATTTGCTCTGGGCTGGGCTGCGGAGGCGGAGGAGCGGGAGGCTGGAAGCCCTGTGGGTTCTGGAAGAACTGGTTAACGTCCTTGAAGCCAGCAACAGCCAGCATCTGCTCAAGCGTGTTGTAGTAGCCATCCAGAGACACGAGCGGATTACCAACAGGACCAAGCTGCTGCATAATCATCTCTTGCTTCTGAGCAATGACGTTCAGGAAGGCCATCTTCTGCTGGTCTGAGCCAGTGCCGAGAGCCACGTTCACCACAACGTCCATGTTTGCGTCCCAGACACGCGGGTCAATAGGCACAAACTCATTGCGCAGACGCACAAGACGCGGCTTGTCTTGGTTCTTAACCAGCAGCTTCAGAGCCTTGGTCATCATCGTCTTGAAGCCAGTTTCGGCAAACAGGCGGCAAATCAGCTCAATGTGCTGCTGAGAGGCCGTTACAGTCGCGTTTACAGCCGTTGCAGTGGAATTGCTAAGTGCGTCAGGGTCAAGGCCAGCAGAGGCCTTCGTGATGCCTGTGCGGCTTTCCTTAACTGCATCCATGTATTCGAGCATGGGGAATGCAGCCTGAGACACGTTCGGCGTAACAAACGGCTGCACAGCGCCCTGTGACTTCATACGGATGATGCCGCCAACTTCGGTGTTTAGAACGTCTTCAATCGACACCTGACCTTCAACGACACCCATGCGCGGGTAGATCGACTGAGCCAAGCTATCCAACGTATTGCGCATGATCGACGACTTGATGCGCTGAATGTCCATCACAACGTCTGCAATCGACATACCGAAGAACGTGTGAGGCTCTGGGTCTGGGCAGAAGTCGAAGAACGGATGGTCGTCTACAGCTTCCT